TGAAATCCAGGGTTCATGGAACTAAAATCATCTACGATACCAAGTCCAGCTGCTGCGTTTCGAGCGTCATCTTCTTCTTTTAATTTTTGTTTTAAGTTATCTTCTTGTTGTTTGAGATGAGACTTTTGTGATTTTCCTGGATTGGCTGATCTGAACTCATGAACTTGAAAAGAAACAGTAGCCGCATACGCTGGATTACCTTCGATGTCCAGTGGATAGTTTAACGTCTCGCCGCCACCACCAAATGAAAATATCGATTTTAATATTGACGAACCTCTTTGAGCTAAATCTTCCAGTTGTCCTTGTGCGTTCTGCATATTTTTAAATGCGCTTTGAGCATTCGGCGTTATCTTTTCGCCTAAGGGTCCTACTTTATCGAATATTGACATTGTGATTCCTTATACATATATTAAAGTATTATTTCTTTATTTATATGGTTTATTCAGGTCGTTACATAGTTAAAAACAAATCAAAGTACGTTGGTGACTTTAATAACGTTATTTATAGGTCGCTATGGGAACGTGCTGTGTTTGCTTGGTGCGATAAAAATTCGGATATAAAAGGTTGGAGTTCTGAAGAGATCGTCATACCTTATTATTATGACGTAGATAAAAAGTACCACAGATATTATGTAGACGTTAAGATAGTGTTTGAAGATAAAACTTTATTAATAGAAATAAAACCTGAACAACAAACTGTTCCGCCAGTCGGTCCTAAAAAAACTAAAAAATATATTGCTGAAGGGTTGATGTATGTAAAGAATATGAATAAATGGGAAGCAGCAGATAATTACGCAAAAGATAGAGGATGGGAGTTTCAGGTATGGACTGAAAAAACACTACAAGAAATGAAACTTCTTGCTAAGCCTGTTCCAGGAAAACTTAAGAAATATAAACCGCTACCATCATATCGTAAAAAGCGTAGAAAACGATATAAATAGACTTATGAGTAACTTATTTCAAAAACTTGAACTTGAAGCTTTTCGAAAAGGCATCACGCCTCGTACACAAGAATCTCGTGATTGGTTTCGTAGAAGAGTCCAACAACTTACACGCATAAATCGTGAAGCTTTAATGAGAGAAGACGAGATTACCAAAGTCAGCAGACCATTGCTTGGAAGCATGATGATGTTTTTTTACGATCCTAAGCTTAAAGACAAGCTTCCATACTATGATACGTTTCCATTAGTCATACCAGTTGAAAGCGCTGACGGTGGATTCAAAGGATTGAACTTACACTATATTCCTCCAGTCTTAAGAGCAAAGTTTTTAGATAGTTTACTTGACGTAGTTAATAATAAAAAATATGATGAGTCAACACGATTTACTTTAACATACAGATTACTTAAAGGCGCATCAAGGTTTAGATTCTTTCAACCATGTTTTAAACATTATTTGTTAGACCACGTTAAATCGCGATTTGCACAGGTTCCAGCGCCTGAATGGGAAATAGCCACTTTTTTACCAACGGCAAGTTGGAAAAAAGCTTCTGCTGGAAGAGTATATTCAGATTCGAGGAAGATAGCAAATGTCTAATACTGTAGATGAGTTAAAAGCTTTAGCTAATACTAAACTAGGATTCGCAAGACCAAACAGATTTTTAGTAACCTTTCCAACAAGCTTTGGCGGAAGTGGTGGAATACTTGGTAGCGTATTAGGTTTACTTAACTTAGGCGGAGGCGGAGCCTCAGGCAGAGAGCTTAACATACTTTGCTCTAATACAACGTTACCTTCAAAGATTACTCTTACCAGTGAAAGAAGAATCGGTATGGAGTTTCAGAAGGTAGCTTATGGCTATGCAGTTGATGATATCAGTATGACTTTTTATTTAATGAATGACTATGGTGTAAAAGAATATTTTGATGCATGGCGAAACACAGCAATACCAGAAGAAGGAGGTAATGCGTTTACTAGTAACTATAAAAGCAGTTACGCAAAAAGTATTACCATTCATCAATTAAGACAACCTTTAAAAGGTTTTAGTAAACAAGTTGGTCCAATAAGATTTGGATTAGGACTTGGAGGTGGAAGCGTTTATTCAGTCGAATTACTTGAAGCTTTCCCTGTTGCAACAAGTGCTATAGAATTAAATAACGAATTAGATGGTCTTGTGCAACTAACTGTTACTTTTGCGTATACAAACTGGAGAAGAACTACAAATACGCAAGGGTTTATAAATATGGACATTGATACACCTCTTGGTGGAATCGATATATTATAGGAGATATTATGGCTTTACCACAATTAAAAAATGATGTGCCAAAATATGAAATGACTGTACCTTCGACCGGACAAAAGGTCAAGTACAGGCCATTTTTAGTTAAAGAGCAAAAAGTGTTGTTAGTAGCTTTTGAATCACAAGACAATAGACAAATATTAAATTCTATGCTTGATTGTCTATCGAGTTGTGTTCCTGACGTTAAACTAACAGATCTTGCAACGTTTGATGTTGATTACATGTTTACACAAGTAAGATCAAAATCTGTAGGTGAGACTTCTACAGTGATGCATGCATGCAAAGAATGTAACGAAGAAAATGAAGTCAAGATAAGACTTGATGAAATTAAGGTTCAAATGAATGATAGTTGGAAAAAAGTAGTTGATGTTGAAATCGATAAAAATATTATCGTCGAGCTTAAATATCCAAGTTACAGAGACGTGTCATACATTAACATGGACGAAAAAACTTCTGACACAGATATGATGATGGAAACCATAAAGGCATGTATGAAAGCTGTAAAAACAGAAGACGAATACCTGCTTATGAAAGACGAACCTAAAGAAGAAGTTGAACGATTTATAAACTCTTTAACTAACCAACAGCTTGAAAAGATAACTAATTTTGCGTCTGATGCACCAAAGTTAGCGCATACACAAAATTATGAATGTAAAAAGTGTAAGACAGAAAATAAGATTGAATTAAGTGGGTTACAAGATTTTTTTTAGTTAACCTCTCTCATGAAACGTTGATGAATTATTTTCAAACGAATTTTTTAATGATGCAACATTTTAACTATTCATTAACAGAATTAGAACAAATGTTACCGTGGGAGAGAGAGGTTTATTTAATATTACTAAACGAGCACTTGGAAGACAAGGCTCGACAGGAACAAGCAATAGGTAGATAGATGGCAACTTTAGCAGAAATCAATGAAACCTTAATACGAGTCGATGACAATACAGAAACGACTAGCAAGGGTATAAATTCTTTTGTTACTTTTCTTAGGGATACTAAAAGAAAAGATCTTGAAAATGCGAGAGAAGCAAAGAATGCTACTGTTAAAATGCGCACTGAAGCAACCACTAACAAAGGTGGACAAAAAGAAAAAGATGGTGGTAGTATTCTAGATACCATCAGGAACATGTTAGCAGGCGCGACTCTGGCAAAACTTGCTTCAACTATAGGAAAAGGACTAATAAAAAGAGTTTTAGGACCGGCAGTTATAGCGACTTTTTCTGATGAGATAGTTGACTTTTTATTACCTGATGGTTTTGAAAATCAAGCAATAAGAGACGCCTTATCAGGCGCACTCACCGGTGGTGCGATTGGATTTGCTGTAGGTGGTCCGTTAGGTGCTGCTATCGGTGCTGGACTTGGTGCCTTATTTAAAAATGAAAGATTTAAAAAAGCAATTGGAGAGTTAGGAACAACACTAAAAGAGCAAGGGAAAGTGTTACTAGAAAAAATTGAACCTGCTATGATAAGATTTAAAGACAGTATAGTAGAGCTTTTTAATTCTTTTGGAATAACTAAAGAAGGTGTCGTAGAAGGACTAGCAGGTGCTTTAACATTCATAGGTAATGCAGCAGCCTCCGGTGTTGAATCACTTACAAGACTGGCTAAAGGTGATTTTGAGAGCGTTGGATCAGATATGCTCAAAGGTATCGGACTAATTAGTGCAGTTGGTGCTTTATTGATGCCAGGTAAATTTTTAAAGTTATTTGGATTATTAGCAGGAATAGCTAAAGGGCCTGCAGGTAAATTGATAACAGCTATAAGAGCCGGCGGTGGTAAACTATTAACTTCAGCTTTAGCCGCTCTTGGTATTGCATCAGCAGCATCATCGACTGGTGATCCAAAAAAGACAGATTCAAAAAGCACACAACCAAAGGCTCAACCCGGATCGGTTGTTAAATCTGCAAAAGGCGGCCTTTTTATTGCAGGCAAAGATGGTGAAGCCACAGTTAACAAAGCACCACCCGGTTCTAAGGTTGGTGATGTTCCAAAGAGTACCAGTGGTGCAGCAAATAAGTTTGGTAGAATGATGAAGTTTTTAAGACTTCCCGGAATTGCGACGCTTTTAGCAGGATATGATATTTTTAGTATATTAAATTCAGATTCATCAAGAGGCGAAAAAGTTAAAGCTTTAACTGAAGTTTTTGGAGGTGTGTTAGGAGGTGTAGCTGGGTTAAAAGCTGGAGGATTAGTAGGTGGTGCGTTAGGAACACTAGGATTTCCATTAATTGGTACAGGTATAGGCGGTGTTCTTGGAGCAGGGTTAGGTTATTTTGAATACATTGCCGTCATTGCAGAAATTTCAAAAGTATGTGGGTCAATAGGATTGTCAGTTGCGGCTCATAATTCGCTTTGCACAAATCATATTCTAAAGTTTGGGAATGAAGAGCAAAAGAAAAAGTGGTTGCCTAAATTGACTTCTGGTGAATGGATTGGTGCTTGGGGATTAACCGAGCCAAATACAGGGTCTGATGCTATGAGGATGAAATGTACCG